GTGGCTAGTCGTTGTTTGGGTTGTGGGATGCTATCGAAGTGCCTGTTGCGGAGGACACCTACGGTGCTGGGACTGACGCCGTAGGAGTTCGCCAGGTCGTTGATGGTTCGGCCTTCGACCAGGCCGTTGGCTATGTCCTGGTACATTGCCGGATCCAGTTTGCAGCCTACGCCGGAGTCAGGTTGTTTTATGATTGGCGACGTATTCGTCGAGGCGCTGTTGGTCGGCTTCCTGGCGGCCCCGATGTCTGGCCGATTGGTTACTTCGCTGGATGTATTGATTGATCCTTGCGGCATCGTCTTCTGCTTCCTCCTTGGTTCCGTATGCTGCCTTAAAGGCTGGCATGGGTCGTAATCGCTCAAATCTGCGCCCTACGGCGCTTTTACCTGCCGGGGAGTATGCACACAGTACCCACTGTATGCCAGCCCTCTCTGCGCGAATTTCAGGCAGGTTGTTCATGTTTTGTTATATTCCCGAACTGAGTAGCTGGTTGTCTCCATTTCGATCACACTGCTACCTGACCGGATCAGTCTGTCGGCGATGCGGTTATCCAGTTTGGATGCGATCTGGTCCAGGGAGAGGTTGCTGGTCCAAATGGTCCATTTGCCTAGTCGTTGGTTGGCCAGGCGATTCAGTTGGCTGGCGGCAAACCCGGAGGCGTCGTATTCACCGCCAACATCGTCCAGGACGATCATATCGGCGCGTTCCAGTGCTGGCACCAGGCCGTATTCACCTCCGCGGATTCTGTCGACAGCCTGGGGCCAGTAGATCCACCTGCCGTCCAGCCTGTCGACACAGCCGAATCTTCCGGTGTAATCTCGCAAGTTAGTCTTCCAGGCATTCCAGATAGCCTCGGCTAGATGTGTCTTGCCGGCGCCGCACGGTCCCAGGAAGGACAGCCATCTGGGTTGCTTCGACTGCGCCATGTCCGTGTAAAACCGGACAGCTTCCGAATGCGCCCGGATCAGGCCCGGTTCATTGAACGTTTTAAACCCGAAAGAATGGTCGAAGACATCAACCAATGCCGGCGTAAATGCTGGCTTTGTTGGCGTTGAGGGTCCCGTCGTTACGTTTGCCATGACTCGGTTTACTGCTGTTGCTGCTGTTTGGCTCATGAATTCCTTGGTATGTGTTTGCGATTGAATGTTCGATTGCTGCGACTGCGCGGTCCGATCCCCATCCAGCCAGCCTGGTCAGGCACTGGTTCAGGCCGGTTGGCTTGTACGCAGGCTTATTGATTTCCTTGCGGTGCTGGTTCCACAGCGCCCAGGCAGCCAGGAAGGCTTCAGTGGACAGTGATGGGTGGTGGTTGTTCAGCAAAAGAGGCAGGTCTTCTTCTTCTTCTTTCTTCTTCTTACTTACTACTAGTTGTTTCTTACTAAGCGAACGGGTTTTCCGGTTACCGGTTTTCCTGGTTACCGGTTTTTCCGGCGACCGGGAAACCCGTTTACCGGGGGACACCTCGTAAAGGACCCACTCACCACCGTTGCCTGGGAGGATTTTGTACTCAGCCAGGCCGACAGCCTGGAGTTCTTTCAGGCCAGTCTGAACTGCTTCGCGACCGTCCTTACCGCGCTGCAGATCCTTCATATTGATCGTCCAGCTTTCCGGTTTGGTCATCAGATAGGCGTAGATTCCCCTGGCCTTAAAGGACAAGTTGTGGTCCTCCAGTGCTGACCTGGTCATGATGGCAAATCCGTGTTCGCGTCGTTTTACTTTTAAAATCATACTGCGTTATCTCCTTTAATTCCGGCTGTTTCTTTTCTGATCAGCGTACCAATCGGGAGGGACAGAGGCGACCGGCCCACCTTTTCGCAGATGCTTGCGTCAACCTCCCTGTAGGCGTCCTCTTTGTTGAGTTCCCAGATTTCCTTCAGCAGTTGTTTTATCCATTCCCGTGTAACGTAATCACCCTTAAACACATGAACCCATTTTTCAGGATCGTTCCGGTGCGGCTTAACGTCAAACCGATAGCCGTCACCCAGTTTTGCCTCTGTTTTAAGTTCTTCAATTTGGTTGGCCAGGCGCATGATTTCCTTTTGGTTCTCCACTGGCCCGGATTCATTTGATGTAGCAAATCAGGTCCGTAACAAGATCCTCCTGGCCGACTATCCAGACCGGACCGTATCCGAGGTCCCCCAGATTTCTGGGGTCAAACATTTGCTTGGCTGTCGCGTACCCTTTGTAGGTGAATTTACGGCCTGATTTGATCACCAGTGCGTACAGTTCCGCCGGCTTGGCTTCGCCGCCATATTTCACCAATAAACTACCGTGCTTCACCGGAGTGGTCTTAACATCAACGTACTTGTCGCCAACAATGGCATCCCAGTACCTGGACTCACTCGATTTGAAGTGGAACACGTTGTGGATCTTACAGAAGGCCATTTCTCCCTCGAACCCTGCCAGGATGACTGCCGGATCATTGGTACGCGCCTGGTCTTCAACCATGGTCGCGGACATAGCCGAAACCATGTCGGCATAGTTCTTCGCGTCCTTCGCCTCAACGTCGGACAGCCAGGTTACATTTCCTTGGACGGATGGTAGTTTCGATCCCAACACCATAACGAATGCAGGTTAATAAATTGTTTGTACGCTTCATCCTGGTCTTCCTGGTCCCACAACTTGTCGACCACAATCACGTCACTCTCTGATTTAGCCTGGGTGTTAATTGCAACCGACATGACCCTTACAGGCTTGCTGATGCATTCGGCATAGGCAGCCAATTGCAGGATCCACTTTTTGTAAAACGTCGGCTTGAACCCCTTCTTCTGTTTCTTGAATTTCTGACTCTTCCAATCGACCAGGACCAGGCCGTGTTCAACGTGTTCAATCAACGCATCAGCACGGCCGGCGTAACCGGTGATGGTGTCGACCAGGGTCTTCTCACACCAATCGACTGACTTCACGTTTTCAACAACCCATCGTCGGACAGCGTCGTTAATCAGGTTGCGTTCCCATTTGCCGTTGCGAAGGATGGCCTCACAGTCGTTGTGGATCTCTGTGCCGCGTCTCGCCGCATCCTTACCGGCTTGCTTGGAGTCACTGACGATTCTGGCAGCGGCCTTATCCAAATTATCACCTAGTTCGTCCTGCGGCATCGTCAACGCCGCAAGGACTAGCTGAGATTGCTTGTAAGCCTCCAAGCCTGGTGCCGCCAGGATGGAGGTCACTGTCGTCACTGACGGCAGTAGATTCTCCTTCCTGGCAACACGCAGATCAGATCCGTATGCAGCAGTCCCGTCCGGCTTGTACCAATGGGTCGACTGTTCGGTTGCTACGATCATTTCGGTTTTTTGGTGGAAGGGACCTCGTACCCGTCCCTGTCCTTAACCCGGACGTAATGGCCACTCGGTTTCAGCTTGGTGTCTGATGGTTTCATGACCCGTTCAACAATGCCGATGGTCTTCGGCGCACCGGTTGACTGTTCAACGATCTTCTTGTGTTCAACCAGCAGTTGGCACGGTGAACCAACCTGTTCCTCCATGTCCCATCCAATATCCGGGTCCAGTTCCTCAATGGACCAGGGACGTCCACGCCAGGACTCCAAATGCTTGGAGAGTGTCGCCTTCGGGTGCTGGCTCAGCGTGTATTTTTTGCCGATGGTTTTCGGCCGGCCACTGATGTCGTTGCCTTCAAAGTCTTCCGACCCTTCAGGCATTGGGTCGTCAGTCTCAAAGACCAGCTTGACCTTCTGCATCGTTTTGGGTTTTTCATCATAGGTTTCTTCAAACCAACCCAGGTACTCTGCATCAACGCAGACCGCATTTCTCATTCCCTCGGCCGCTGGCGTGAAGGGCCTCTTGTTCGCGCTTTCCAGCACGGTATCTCCAATCTTAATCATTATTTTTTTCCTTACTTGTTTCGCTTTTAATCGGGAGCCATTCCCGAATAAATTCCATTAAATCTTCCATTGGAAGGATTGCCATCCATGGCCAGTTGTTCCGGCGCCAGGCGACTATCGGGATCTTGTCCCCAGCATCACCTGCTGCCTGGTCAAGCGCCGGAATGATGTGCAATTTTTCCGTTCTCTTAACCTCAAAGTGTACGCCTGGCACGTTGTGGATGACGTCAGGCGCGTCCCGGCCTGCGGAGTCCCGGCCTGCGTGCTGGCAC